AAAAATAAAACTATAGAAAATATTGCAAATGATTCTTATCATTTTAATAATGCAGTTTATAGACCAGGACCAAGAAACATGGATGATTTGTTTTTAAAACAGGGAGAACCTGTGTTAGATGTGTCTAGTCCATTTAATTTTGCTAAACCAACTACAATAGGAGGAAAAATAAATCCTGGATCAGTAACATTAGGAACTAAATTTACTGGTATAAGCGGTAGAAGAGTTGCTGCACATGAAGTTGGACATGTACTTCAAGGAAAGAGACAGTTAGCTGTAGATAAAAGACTTATACAAGGTATTAAACCGAGTAAAAATTTAAGTGAGTTAGATCAAAAAGCATATAAGTATTTTACAGACTCAGGGCACGAACCATCTGCATATGTTCATGGTCTAAGACAACAAATGTTAGATGATAAATTAATTAAAAATTATTATCAAAACATAACTCCTGAATTATTAGATCGTGCAAAAACAATGTATAAAATAAGACCTTCTGGAGTATTAAATCCTATGGAGGAAAGCTTTTCAAGTAATACGCGTATCCTTGATTTTATGGATAATACAAAAAAGAATTTTACTTTATTAGCAAACGAAATGAACAAACTTCCTGCTATAATGCCAGTAATGGGTGTAGGAGCAGGAGTATATTCAAATAAAAAAAGATTAGGAGGTTTTGATAATGATGAAGAAGAAGAAGAAAATACTGTAAATTATAGACAACATATGATGAACTATTTACATACTAGTGGTAGAGATACTAATATGGTAAATCTTGTAATGAATGCTATTGGACACCATGAATCTTTAAATGTAGCCGATCAAAAGCAAATTTCAAAAAGAGACGATGGAACTCTTTATGATGGTCCTGGTAGAGGTGCTTATCAATTTGAAATGTCTGATAAAGGCGCTGCTAGTACAGCTTTAAATAGAAATTATCGTTTTAATTTATTTAATACAGATAAAGAATTAAAAGATTTTCCAGAACTTAATGAATTTGCAAAAGAAAAAAATCCTGATTTTTCAACACTAAGTAGAGCAGATCAAGATGGATTGTTTATAGGAGATAAGATATTTGGAGGACCTCCAAGAAGAAATATGTTTGACTTAGTAACTAGAAATAGAACTACTCCACCAAATCAAGAAGAAGTGTTTCAATACTGGTTAAGAAATCATAAAGGTAAAATTAGTGTAGTAAGAGATGGTAAAGATACAACTGTAGATATAGATAAAGCAACTAAAAAAGAAATAGCTGTTGAAAGAAAAAAATGGAATAGAAGCACTAAAAATCTTTTTAAAACAGGAGGTTATAAAAGTAGATATGCATAGCAAGTGTTATACAATAAAGACAAAAGTAAAAATATAGAAAATTAAAAACCAATTAAATTAAATACTAAATTTGTAAATTAAAACAATATATATATGGACCCAAATGAAAAAATACAACTAGACGATATTACCTTTGACGATGTCATTGCAGGTGATGGAGTTGACACAGTCGCTGAGATAGAACCAATCGAAGGCGTAACTGAAAAAGAAGAAGTAAAAGAAGAAACACCTGAATCTGAACTTGAAGATATAGAAGAGCAAGAAGAAGAGGAGGAGGAAGAAGTAGAAGAAGAAGTAGAGGCTAAAAAAGAAGATAAAGAACCATCTGATCCTGTTGACGCTACAGTTGTTCAAGAAATTTTAGACAGCTTAGGTTATGAAGGAGAGTATGAAGATACAGCAGAAGGTTTGACAGAAATGACTAAAGACGTAGCTTCTCAAATGGCAGATGATAGAATCGAAGAAGTGCTTGAGAAATTTCCATTAGTTAAAAAACATTTAGATTATGTTTTAGCTGGAGGAGAATCTCAAAAATTTATGACAGCTTATGATCCTAATTTGGATTACAATACTATGGAAATTGCAGAAGATGACTCGAGAAGTCAAAAAGCAATTCTTTCAGATTATTTTCAACAAAAAGGTCATGATTCAGATTTTATTAAAGAAATGCTTGAAGATTATGAAGACTCTGGTAAGTTAGCTACTAAAGCTAATGCAGCTAAAGATGCTTTAGGTAAAGTACAAGCACAGCAAAAAGAAAGTTTAGTAGAACAACAAAAAGCAGAACTACAAAAGCAACAAGACCAGCAAATGGAGTTTTGGAATGGAGTTCAAGAGACAATTAAAGAATCAAAAGAATTTGCAGGATTGCAAGTTCCAGAAAGAGAAAAATCAAAATTCTTTAACTATCTCTCGAAGCCGGTAACTAAAGAGGGTTACACACAGCGTGATATAGATCACTCTGAAGCTGAAATGGAAAAAAAGTTGGCTATAGATTACTTAATGTACAAGGGATTTAATCTAGAAGACATTATAAACAAGAAAGCAAAAACAACGGCTACGAAAACATTGAGACAAAAAATATCTAAAAATGAAGAGACTGTAAAAAGTGCTCGTAAACAAACAAGAAAAAGAAAAAGCTTTGATTTAGATAATTTAGATCTTAATATTTAAAGATATACCTAAACAGGGAAATAGGTACCCTATAATAAATTTTATAAAATGGCAGTAAATGGAACAAACATAAGCGTCCAAAAGACGTTTTACAATGATTCGCAAATGACTGATATGAACAGTCTTGCTAATGCATTGTTATCTAAACCTACTGAACTGTCTCCAATTATTACTCATTTAGCAGGTAAAGATGACAAAAGATTTCCACTATCTTTCTTAACAGAAGGTGTTGGAAACACAAAGTCTATTGATCGCTTGGAGTATGAATATCGTGTGGCAACACATAGATTGAGAACGAGACCAGTAGCAGCAACAATGACTAGCACATCAAATGTTGGTTTAGGAGGAGCAAGCTTCGAGCTTACTTTCCCAGACAAACACTTTGTATTCCCATACGTATTAGTATCTCAAGCAGGTACTCAAGCACGTATTATGAAAGAGCCACAGCAAGTAGCTGGAGGATCTCAATGGAAATACACTTTACAATTAGTAAACCCAGCACCATCAGCAACAGTTGCAGCAGCAGATGTTACTGCAGGAGCGCTTTGGGCTCAAATGTATGCACCTGTAGGAGTTGATTTCTCTAGAGGTAATGCATCTAATTGGGAAACTCCAGGCTTAGTAAGAAACAAACTAACTACAGTTAGAAAATCTTACCACATGTCTGGAAACGCTAAAGATTTTGTAGCAGAATTTGCTCTACCAACTAAAGGTGGATCTACTACTAAACTTTGGATGGACTATGAGGAGTACTTACACATGCTTGACTTTAAAGAAGAATGTGAAATGTACTACTGGTATGGACAAAAAACTTACGATTCAAACGGACATACTCACATGAAAGATGAGAATGGACAGCCTGTAATCGTTGGTCCTGGTCTTTTAGAGCAAATTGTTAATACTGACACTTACTCTGTAATGACTGAAGCTAAACTTAAGAACATCATTGGAGACTTATTCTACGGAATGACTGATGCAGCAACTAAACAAGTAACTTTATATACTGGTACTGGTGGTGCAAGAGAATTTGATGAAGCTCTTAAAAATCATTTTTCAGGATCTTCTGGATCTTGGAAAGTAGGTGGAGAAAACAGATTTATCACAGGTTCAGGACGTAACCTAGGATTAACTGGATACTTCACATCCTATGAGCATGTAGATGGGCACACAATCAACGTGGTAAAATTACCATTATTTGATCATGGTGCCGTAGCGCAAGCTCGTGCAAAACACCCTATTACAGGATACTCTCTAGAATCTTACAGAATGGTATTTGTTGATCAATCAAATTATGATGGTCAAAATAACCTTCAGATGATTTCTAAGAAAGGTCGTGAAGCAATGAGATGGTGTGTAGCTGGATCTGTAGTCCCTAGAGGATTTGATTCAACTTCCGCTAGAGCTTCTGATGTGGACGGGGCGTCTGTACATATGTTGAAAACTGCAGGTATCGCTCTTAAGAGATTTGATACTTCTTTAGACATCACTTGTACAGCATCTTAACATAGGCATTAATTTGCGTCTATATATTGGTTTTTGATTAAGGTTGTGGGGGAGCAATCCCCCATAGCTTTGATTAAATTATTATACGGAGAGTTATTCTTTACATCCACTTAATTAAAACTTTAAAAGAACTATTATTATGAGTAAAAAAGTAACACTTAGACAAAAGGAATTATTAAACCATTTGCCTAAAGCAGTAAGAGCTGAAGCTATATATAAACTAAGCAGCGTTTATGTAAATAGACAACCCCTAAAAGGATTTACCCCTGAAGAAGAAAAAAAGTATATGCAAGGAATTTTAGATGTTAGCCCAGAGCACAATGATTGGCCTAAACATTCTAAACAATTTTGGGCAGAACTTACAATACCAGTTGGATTTACTGGGGTAGAACTAGAAATAGGTATGGATGACAATGACACTCCTCTTAGTATAATGGATTATATTAAATATAGGTTTGCATTAAAACATCCGCATGTAGCTATGACTAAAAAAGAAATGGAAGCAGATTTTGATAAAAGATTTTATATTCAAGACCTTACACGAGATGATAAAGTTAAGAATAATGAAATACAAATGAAAAAAGATGCAGATAAAGAATTTATTAAAATGTCTTCTAATGAAAAATCTATGAAGAGAGTATTAAGATTAATTTCTAATACTAATCCTGATAGAATGACAGTAGAACAAATTGAAAATTCTTTGTATGAACTTAAAAATGCTAATCCAAAGAAATTTGTTAGAATTGCTACAGATAAGAATTTAGAATTAAAAGCTGAAATTGAAGAAATGGTTACAGCTGGAGTTTTAAGAAAAATAGGAAATCAGATTATTTTTATTGATGAAACATTAGGAGATACAACACAAGATACAGTTGTATTCTTAAAAGATAAAAAGAACTCTGGTAAATTAACATTATTAAGAGCTAAACTAAAAGAATTATCATTAGTATAATATGAATGTACAAGAAATGCATTTAGCAATACAGCAAGGAGTGGATAAAATAAATTCACTCCAAGCTGATTTGCTTTTACCTCAAGAAATAGATATAGAATTAAATAAGTCTCAAATGAGATTTATTAATACAAAGTACGGTAAAAATAATAAGTATAGGAAAGGATTTGAAGAATCACAAAAACGTATTGATGATTTACGATCATTAGTAAGAGAGTATGAAGCTTCTGTAAATTTTAAAGAACAATTAGGAGTTAAGTTTTCTATTGATTCTTTTATTTTACCTCCTGACTATTTATATTTAGTTAACACTTTAGCTAGAGTTCATAGAAACGATAGCTGTAGTCAAATAGATTATTTTTTAAATGAGCCTACACCTGTATTATTTTTTACTATTTCTTTAGATTCATTTGTTTGTAATAACAATTCTTCAATTGCAGATTCAATTGTAATGTATGAAGACGCTAGTGATTTAACACAAGGACAAGCTATAGTTTGGCAAAACAATAATAGCTACACATTTCCACAAGATATAAACGGTGTTAAAGGAAATATCTTAGATAACCCAGGAACAGGTTTTTCAATATACTGGGAACAGTTTGGAGAATTGAACTATCAAGGACAATTTATTGTAGTTCCAGATCCAAATGTATTTTCTTGGTTAGAGTGGGATGCATCAGTAGGTACAGTAACAACTTTAGTTAATGTAGCTTCTGGAGGATCACATCTACAAAGCCAAACTCCTTTATATTCAGCAGCAAATTTAAAAGAAAAAAGAGTATTAAATTCAGATCCTGTAGAAGTTACAGTTAGTAGCACTTTTGCACAGCAAGATGATATTTTTACATTGCTAACAGATCCTTTTAATACAACCAAACACACAGACCCATTATACACAGTACGTGGTAATGCTATAGATATGTACACGAGTGATATATTTATAATAGACGCTTTGAAAATAACATACATAAGAAAACCCTCTAAGATTTCGTTATCTTTGGGGATTAGTTGTGAATTACCCGAACACTGTCATCAAGAGATAGTGGACATGACAGTGAGTAGTATACTTGAAGGGATCTCAGATCCAAGGTATCAAACTCATCAAATAGAGGTAAATAAAAATGAATAATTATTAATTTAAAAATATAAAAAAATGGCAAGACATTTAATCGTAGGAGATGGTACAGCATTTGGCGTAACCAATGGGTTAGTTGATGATGGTGCAGTTTCCGTACAAAAAATGAGCGAATCAGGACCAACAGAATTAGTACTTGGGGATACATTTGTAACAGCTCCTCAAATTAGAATTTTATCTGGTGGATCTGATGGAAAAAATATTGCAACTCCTTGGTTTTACGGAAGAGATGTAGTAGATTATAGCGGAAAAGTAGGAGCTGCTCAAACAGCACAAGTAAAAAGAGCTACATTAGCTACTAATGCAGTTGCAGCTGGACAACACACTTTAAAAGTTATGAATAAAACAAATGGTAACTCACCATTTCAAAGTAAATCATATACTATTACTGTAGATCCTAATGCTACAAATACTCCAACGGAGCAATGTACAGCTTTTACTACAGCTATTAATGCTGATTTACCTCATTGGGTAAATAGTATTACTAACAATGGTACAAGTATTGATTTTACAGGATTTAAAAAAGGTGAAACTAAAGCTGATGGTTCAGTTCAAGAAAATTTAGTAGAAATGGAATTATCTTTTGAAGCTATTGATGGTAACGGTAACGGAACTACAATGGCTGAAACTGCACAAACTGCAGGATCAAGAGGATCTGGTGATGGTTTCTATTTACAAGAATATGAAGATACATTAATGGGATCTCAATATGGTTACTACGAAAGACGTAATCTTCCTATTAAGCCAGCTAATCAAGTAGCTACAGGTACTTTATACGATATGTATAATATTACAGCAACTAAAGATGGTTCTTCTTCTTCACAAATTCACGGAGTAGATAACTTAATTGAACTTACTCTTGGACTAGTAGCAGGTGATGCTGATAGTTTAGTTGTAGAAAATAAACTTAATGGGTATTTTACTGGTGCATTTGCTCCTGTAATACTTTAATTATTAACCTTTAAAAATTAAATAAAATGGCAAATAGAGAAGTAAAATACGGAAACGCTTATGCAAAATATTTAGCATCTGATGGTGTTACTGTAGCTACACAAACTTTAGCTACTACATCAATAATTCCTTCAGGCTCAATTATTACATCAACAACTGTAATTGCAAGAGGAGTTGTTGCATCAGGTGGTAATGCAACAATTGCAATTATTGCAGGTGGTGTTACAACAACATCAGCAATTGCAAAAGCAAAATTAGATACAGCAAACTTTGTAGTTAGAGAAGATGTTGTAGAAGACGCAGCAGCAGTTTCAGATGGAACAGCAATTAAAGTAGCAGTAGGTACTGCAGCTTTAACTGGTGGTACAGCAGAACTTGACATTATTGTTGAGTACATACTAGTAGACTAGTAAATAAATAAATAAGACTATCAGGGGGTATTGTCCCCCTGCTGGTCTTTTTTTTCTTAATCTTAAAAAAATAAACTATGGCTTTAACAGTTGCAGCATCTAATACATGCGAGCAGATAAATATAATTGCAGATTATTATAGTGCTAGTACTAGTGCTAATTTAACTTTTAGCGCATTAAATGCATCAGGACAAAGCATACTAAATATAACATCTCCAAGTTTTACAGTAACTGCTTCAAGCGGTCCTGTTACTTATCCTTTATTAGTTTCTGATTTATCTATAACTAATGGAATTGTAACCATAGTCTCCTACATTAATGGAGCAGAAATGGACAGAAAGTCTGTATTACTTAATTGTGATATTGATTGCTGTCTAACAAAATTAACCAATGAACTTATAGACTGTGCATGTGATTGTGCAAAATGTTCTTCAGTTTTAGCAAAAGCTCAAAAGATTATGTTATTATTAAAATCTGCTGAGTACTCATTAAAACAATCAAATGTTGTAGGTACTACATTAAAAGCAGGATATATTACAGACGCAAATAATAAATATACTAAAGCAAGAGAAGTTTGTGACAATAGTTGCGGATGCGATTGCTAAACAAATAAAATATGTTTAAATACTTTCCAATATTTTACTACCCAGAAGGAGAAGGATACGGAGGAGAAGCGGGTGGTGGTCAAGAAGAATCTTCTGAAGAATCATCAGAAAAAAGTTCATCTAACTCTGGAGAATCATCAGGTGAAAACTCTGGTGGCGGAGCTATTGGAACAGCTGTAAATTACAGCTCTAATACAAAAATACAATCTGATACACCAGATATAAAAGGAGATGTAGTACAGGGTGATGGAGAAATTAATTTAAGAGTAACTCCATATGTAGGTAGACCTTCTCAACACAGAAGAGGTCAAATGTTTGGAGCACCTCCACCTCCAGGATTAGCTAAGCATATACAAATACATGCAGGACCTTATGTTCCATCAGGTAGTTTATCAGCAGCATTTATAAGAATACAGGTAAATGCTTATGTTACAGCAGAAGATTCAACTACAGGTGCACTTACTATAGATCCAGCTTTTGATGAAGTTGTAGATATTAGTGATGTAACACCTTCTAATTCACCCGGAGCACCATATTTTACAACAACTAGTAATAATTATGAGATAGAACCTTATAATTTAGGATCAGTTGCTATACTTTCATTTCAACCTGGTGATGAATTAGCTGACCCAACTTTTACAGGTTCAAAACAATTATATTTAGAATACGAAAACTTAGGAACAGCTTTACCTTTTTGTCCATTTAAAAGAAAAATTAGAATAACTTGGGCAGGAGGAGACTCTAGAGAGTTTGAAGTTATTTTACCAGGAACAGCACATCTAGATCTTAGTCATGGTAGTGCTAGTCATCCTTCGTATACAAACTCAGTAAGAGCAGACGGATGTTTAGGAGATGGAACTTCAGGACATGTACACACATCAGTAAGTGATGTTTCTATTGGATACACTGGAAATAATCATGATGATTACATTTATGCAGGATTTTTTAAAACAATAAATGGTAATAATGCTACAATGCCTACTGGTTATGCTGAAAATCTTACTTGGAATAATTATAAATATTATGACTGGGCTTTTGATTCTAATGATGGACCATTTAATTTTGGAACAGTTGGTAATCAAGAACAAGATTTTTCAGGAGAACAATATTATAAAGGTCTTATAACAAACATTGATGGAAATAACAATGTTACTCCAGGAACAGGTAATGTAGTTAATGCTAGTGACTATTTTAATAATAACGTAAGTGGTAATGCATACGATTGGTTAGAAGGAAACTTACTACAACAATCAATGTTAATTGGGTTTGGTATGCCTTATATTTTTGATGCTGCTAATACTGGAGTTGGTTTTAGATTTGCAGACGTACACGTATATTCAGAAGATACTCCAGATTGTACAACAGCACCACCACCGGGACCAACATTTACAGTTTGTACTGATCAAGGATCTACTGATCACTGGTTACTAACAGGAGTAGATTGTAGTGGTACTAATTTAATAGCTCCAATTAATTATGTTGCAAATCCTAGTCTTGGAACTTTTGTAACACAAAATCATCCAAACACATGTTGTACAGATTGTAATGGTCTGTCCTTACAAGCAACAGTTGTAGATGTAACAACACAAGGAGGAAGTGATGGAATAATAGAGGTTACAGTTTTAGATGGAGGATTTTCAGGATCAACACCAATTCCAAATCAAACTTATAGTATAGGAGGAATAGGAACAGCTACTGGAAACGAAACAGGTAATGGTAGATATGCGTGGACAATTCAAGCATTAAATGCTACTAGTATTGGAGGTTTAGGTACTGGCTCAATGGCAAATCCAGTTGTTTTAGGGGCTGGATACGCAACTCATCCACTAGGAAATCAAGACTATGTTAATACTTTTACATTTGGATTTCAAGAAGATTTAGCTCAAGATGCAGTTACTACAACACAAAGTTCAGCATTTGCAGGTCTTCCAGCTTTACAAGTTACTGCTAATAGTGTTACATCAACATTAATTCCACCTAGTACAAATAATGGTACTTTTACTACAGGTCTTATAGCAGGATGTTATAGAATATTTGTAAGAGACGAAAGTGTAAATGGAGCAAATAGTACAGTTCCTTGTTATGCATACATAGATGTGTGTGTACAAGATGGAGTTGGTCAAGCAGGATGTACAGATAATAACGCTAGTACAAATGATGGAGCAGCTTTAAATTATAATTCAAATGCAGTAGTAGATGATGGTTCTTGTTTATATTGTAATGCAAATAATGGAACTTTAATAGATTCTAGTTCTCAGCTTGCTCCTACAGCAGGAGAAATAGCATTAAGTGGAATAAATTCATTTATAGCAACACCTACTATCAGAACAAATTCAAATGATGGTGTAGTTAATACAGCTTTTATTAATCCAACTGCTTTATTTCAACCTTTTATAAATGATGTTGTAGATGCTAATGGAATGGCAAATGCAGATTATACTTTACAATTTTATAACACTGGTAGTAAAGTTGATTGGGATGCTGCACAAAGCAGTCCAAGTCCTAATGATTTAACTAATTTTTCTACAGTAGGTGGTTTAATAGACAACAATAACTTAGGGTGGTCTGGAAACTGGAACACAGCTACTATAGGTGCAAATATAAATTATGGGTATTACGCTGTAAAAGTAGCAATTAGTGATCCAGATGCTACAGTAGAAGTAGAGCAGTGTTATCAAGTATTTTATTTTGTAATTCCTATTAATGTATGTGTACATCCAAGTGGTTTATATGCAACAGCTATTACAAATACAAATGTTCCTCCTGGTACACTAATAATACCAGTAGCAGAAGATATTTTATGGTGGTCTAATCCAACAATGTGTTCAATACTAAATAATTATTGTTGTATCCCACCTACATTAACAAACCCATCAGGACAGTGTCAAACTAATCAATTAGAAGCAGATTTTAATTGTGACCCTCAACCAACCTTATTAACTTTTGAATTACAATATGATAATGGAGGAAGTTGGGTTACAATAAATACAAATACACATGTTCCTTCAGGACCTACTGCTCAGTTTTATACTTTTACATATACTCAAGGAGCAACAGTAACTTCTACTAATTTTGTAGATGATGGTTTTTACAGAGTAGTATTAGTAAGCTCATATACTAATTCTGCAGACTGTACACAAACAAGTGCAGTTATACAAGTTGTAAGTGATCCATTTGGATGTACTGACCCAACAGCTCTCAATTATGATCCATTAGCAAATTGCAATCAAGGATGTATATATTGTATCTACGGATGTATGGATCCAATTGCTATAAATTACAATCCACTTGCTACTTGTGATGATGGTAGTTGTATAACACCAATTCTTGGTTGTACAGATCCAACTGCATTAAACTATGATCCTAATGCAAATACTAATAATGGTTCATGTATATATGGGACATATGGATGTACTGATCCTGTTGCATATAATTATAATAAAAATTGTAATAATCAAGTTGTAGTAGCTACTGTAGATGATGGATGTTGTTTTTATCCTTGTAGTCCAGGAATACAACCAGCTCCAAGTACTTTTGTTACAACAGATGCTACTGGTGCTTGTGCAGGATCAAATGCTGACGGTTCTATAACAGTAACTACATTTTTTACTCACGGAGTAATGTCAGGGCAAACTAAAACAATAGAATATTTTACAAATTCTGGAGTATCAGTATATGCAGATCCAACAATTCATAGTAATGCAACTTCTCCAAATCATTTTAATACATTTACATATTCACAGTTTACATCAGGAGTTTATTATTTTGTTATTACAGATAGTTTTGGATGTCAAGAAACAATAAATTTTTCAATAGGTAGTGCTTCAGTACAATGCGGATGTACCGATCCTAATGCAGGTAACTATGATCCAGCTGCAACACTAGATGATGGGTCATGTATTTATGGGGGATGTATAGATCCTAATGCTTTAAACTTTAATCCAAACGCTGCATTTGATGATGGTTCATGTAAATACCCAGTAGTAGTAAGCCCGTGTATACCTGGTAATACTAATTCATTAATTAGATTATTAGAAGCATGTATAGCAAAAAATGGATTTCAGTATTATAATAAATTAGTTACTGGTCAAGCAGATGACTGTTCTATAATGAATGCTTGGAAAGTTATCTTAATAGAATATCTAATAAGTAAAAGAGGGTCTAAATGTATATACAACTGTGCAGACATGTCAACGGCAAATCCTTCTAGCTTAACTACGTGCTCTTCAAAGTGGATAATAGGAGGACCTAAAACAGGAGCTAACGATCAAGCATTTGCAGGATCAATTATAAACCCAGGTGAAGGAACTACAATAACAGATCCAAGCTTATATTTTGTAGTTGGAAATACTTTGTTTTTAGGAGATGTTATAAAAATGCCTAGTGGTAATATATATGAAGTAGTTCCACCAACAAGTAATTGTACATTTGGATGCTATAGCCCTGAAACATCTCAAGGAGCAAAATCTGGACATTGGCAACAATGTATAGCAGGTTTACAGATAAGTTCATTTCCAAATAATGTAAATTATTTAGATAAATTTAATACATTTGTAGCTAAGTTTTGTATAGACTGCAATATAGTAGATGAAAACGTAATTAAAAACACTAGATCTTTTCCAGCATCAAACAGAGGTAGAACAGGCGGATTAAGTATTGATGGGATTAACGGTTTAGAAATATAAAAAAAATAATATGGCAAAAGTAACAGACTTAGGAACCTTAGCAAAAACTAGTGTAGCAAGTACAGATTTTTTACTTGTTACAAGTAGTAACTCAGGTCAATCAAAAAAATTAACAGTAGAAAGTTTATTTCCATCTGTATCTACAGCAGGAACTAGCAGTGAAGCATTATATAATAGTGCAACACTAACAAATAAAAATCAAATAGCATTTAAAGGAATAAAGAGTGGTGATACAGGTTTATTAACTGTAGGGACAACTTCTAGTAATCTTGTGTTAACAGTATTAGAAGCTGGTGTAGATCTTAGTTTATGTAATAACGCTACATCTGGATTTATAAGTGGTATAGATTTTACAGGTACAGTTACAGGTGTAAATCCTGTAGTAAATGGAGGTACTGGAATATCTACAATAGCTAAAGGTGCAATGCTTTATGCAAGTGCTGAAGATACAATTGCAGCTACAGCAGCTATGTCTACAAATGGACAATTACTAATAGGTAATGCAACTACTGGATACCCATCAGTAGCAACTTTAACTGCAGGTTCTGGTATGACAATTACAAATGCAGCAGGAGCTATTACATTAGCAGCTACAATTACAAATGCAGAAGCAAATATAGACATGCGTAATGCAGCTAACAATGCTACTTATAATGTAGATTTAGTTGGAGGTACAGCATTTATTTCTGGAGATGGAACAGCAGAAGGATTAACAGTAGATAATGCTGGTAAAGTATTTATAGGTCAAAGTACTCCTACCGCAGCATTTGCTGATACATTAAATATTAAAGGAGGAATTAGATTTACTAACACAGATGCACCAACAATTAAACCTACAGCTACTACTTCAAGTACAGCTGGACAAGCATTAACAATTGAGTCAGGTTCTAGTGCTGGTGCAGGAGCAGGAAATTTAAATTTAATTGCAGGCTCTGCATCAGGTAATGGACAGGGAGGTAGTGTCCTTATTACAGCAGGTAGAGATACTGCAGGAACTCAAGATGGTATAGTAAAATTATCAACTTACACAGCAGGTACAGCTACTCCAGGATTAACAGTTGAAAAAGAAGGGCAAAATGTAACAATAAATACAGGTAATTTAGTTATTACCCAAGCAGATAAAGGAATTGTTCACACAGGAACAGGAACTGTTACACAAGAAACAAATCATACAACAGGAGTTACAATTAATGCAACTTCTGGTAAAATAACATTAGCAGCAGTAGCCTTAGCGGCTGCAACTAATGCAGAATTTACTGTTACAAATAGTACAGTAACTGCTAATTCAATTATTTTAATAACAATGCAAGATGAAAATACAACTAACAATGCACAGCTAACTGCATGTACGCATACGCTAGCAACTGGTAGTTTTAAAATATCAATACACAATCCAGCGGCTACTGGATCAACATCAACAACAGCCAGCAAAATTCACTTTTTAGTGATTAACTAATTATTAATAAAATCATAATAGACGATGAAAACAATTAAAGCAAAGAATGGAGAATGGGTAAATTTATCAAATCATTTACCAAAATTAACAAAAGTAGAAAATAAACAATTTGCAATAGCAGTTGCAGATAACATTTTAAAATTAAGAGAATCTCTAAAACATTTAGATGGAATCTTAGCAGCTACCCCAGAGTTTGCGGAGCTAGTTTCAAAAATGAAAGTTTATGACAATAAGACGGATAAAAAATCTTTAGCAGCAGTAGAAAAATTAAAAAAAGCTAATGCTAAAGTAATAGAAGTTAGAGAAAAACAAATTCAAGATGTTAATGCATTATTAACAGAAGAATTTGAAATAGAAGTAACACCTATTACTGAAGATATGTATCCTGAAAATATAACAGCTGACCAAATAATGGGATTACAAATACTTAGATAAATTGAAAAGAAAATTATTTACATTAATATTATTAGTTATTTTAATATCTTGTGCCGCACCAAAAAAATGTTGTGGACAAATAGATTTTAAAAAAGCTTTTAAATTTTCTACATTTTATGCATCTGTAAACGGAGGTACATCTTTATCTGATGAAGATGTATTCTCTGTTAATACAGGGCTACTACAACAAAATGTTATTAGAACACCTTATGATTATAATCTAGCTTTAGGAGTTAGAAAAATAGCTAGATTTGGGTATGAGAATAGAGCAAATACGTTTTATGATGGTACAGAAACTAGTTGGTCAGATGGTGCTAATGTAGGTAAGGTATCTGGTTTAGAATTTTTATTTGAAGCTAATTATAAAAGACAACAAGGTGTAGATTATTTAGATCAGCATCACTTTATTAGATATGTAGAAAATAAGTATATATTAAAAGGTGAGTATTTAGAAGACGGTTTTGCTGATATTAAATACTTTGAAACATCACAAAGATATAGATATAAAGTAAATAGAAAGTTTTCTTTTAATGCTGGTCTTGCCCAAAGGTTATCTGAACCTTATGGATATAATCCTTTAGCAGATTGGATATTAGATAATGGTAATTTACATTATACGTATTTAGCTATACAAGAAGGTTATAATGTAGATATATATGCAAATGAATATACTGACCCATCTGGAAATGTAGTTGCTACTAGTACTGCTGTATGGGAAGCTCTTGTTATTCCACAAGTATTAGCTGATTACTCAGAAAGAAAAAGAAATGAATTAGACAATGCTATACAACACTCTGTAGTAATAGGATTTGATTTTTATCATTATAAGAAAAACTTTTGGACTCATATTTGGGCTAACGTTATGCCATATCATCTAGACGGGGGTAACGATTACTCCTATCATAAATACGAGGGTAGTCAATGGCTAGATTACAGTGGTGGTTTAATATTTGGATATAAGTACAGTAAAAATTTAGGTGCTTTTGTAGAAAGTAAATACAATAAGTATTGGAATAGAGAGTGGTACGATTTTAAATTTGGAATTAATTATATAATATTTTAAAAACAAGAGAAATGAATAAATGTGCATGTGGTAAAACAAAAGATAAAGATAATAACTGTGATGGATCTCACGCAAACAAAACAATAAAAATTTAATGTATACATACGTAATTACATTAGATAGAGTTATTGATGGAGATACTATAGATGCTATGATTGATCTAGGATTTGATGTACATGTTAAAAAAAGAATTAGGTTTATGGGGATAAATACTCCAGAATCTAGAACAAGAAATTTAGAAGAAAAGAAATTAGGACTTGCTGCAAAAGCTAGAGTTCAAGAACTATTAACAACATGTTCTTGTATTACTTTAAAATCTCACGGCTCAGGAAAGTTTGGTAGATGTTTAGGAGAACTTTTTATAGAAATAGAAAATGAAGTCGTAAACTTAAATCAATTATTAATTTCTGAAGGACACGCAGAAGCGTACTTTGGAGGAAAACGTTAACTATGATAAACTGGATAAACGGTTATGCTGCCGGAAATAAAAAGCAAAAATACGAGTTAAATTTTAGACTAGGGACATTTACAGTTTTAGAAATTAAAGCTTGCTTATTTTGTACTGATGAGTGCACAGCTAAAAAATTTAGATTTATGTTGTTTAACCTTGGATTTGAACTATAATGGCAAAAGAACTAAGCGAAGATACAGCTGTACAATTAAGTCTAAAAACGTTAGGAGCGGTGGCCTTTTTGATAGCTACCTTAGTTGGTATGTGGTTTACATTGCAAGCAGATATAGACGAGGCAAGAAAACTTCCTGAACCTCCACCACCTGATGTAACAAGAATGGAGTTTGATATGAAAGACCAAATGATACGTAATACTATTATGACTACACAGAAAGATGTAGAAGAAATAAAAAAGTCTTTAGAAAAAATAGAAGACAAATTATATAACAGATAATGGAAAACACAAAAACCACTTGGAAAGTATTTAGTATTTATTTGCTTATAGTACTTTTTGTAATGTGGGCGGGTACAGTAAGTGCACAAATAGTTGTTACAGAATTTAATGCAGAATGGAATAATGCAAATCAAGTTGAATGGCTAGTAAAATTATCTGATTGTGATATTGCAAAAGTTGATATAACAAAAGAAATAAAACTGCAACAAAAACATAAAATAGTTATAGTACCTACTATTATTATTTTTAAAGACGGAGAAGAAATAAAAAGATTTCAAGCAGATCTTAGTTTTAAAATGCTTGCAACTAGAAAAGAGCTACAAAATATTATTAATGAACAAATAATGTCAGATTTTTAATGGAAGTATTAGGAGACATGTGGCAAAAACAAGGCTATAAAGAATTAGCTAATTGGATTGATGGTGCAATAGCTGTTGGTTTAATAATGGGATTGTATTATTATAAATGTTGGGTAGACAATAAATTTAAAATTAAATGAAAAAGTTATTATTAGTATTATTATTATTACCAACAGTATTACTTAGCCAAGATTCTTGGGTTAGATTTGAAGTGCAATTTGATTTTTATGCACCAACAGAGTCTAACTTTTTTATGGTATCTAATGCTTATGGGGATACTTCTATGTTTTTTCAACCAACTACTCAATATGAATATTTAGATACTATTATAGCTATTAATAGTGGTAGTTATACTATAAGTTTAAGAGATAGCTTTGGAGATGGATGGATGTCTTCTCAACCTGCTTCTTTTAAAATGGGTAATACTTGTCAAGGAGCTATAATAGATTGGAATCCTGTAGTAGGTTCATTTTTTCAAAGAGATACTACTGTAACAATATATCCATGTCCACCACCTAGTCCACCACAATTAGTATCTGCTAAAGTTATAATTAATTTAGATCAGTATCCTTCAGAAACTTCTTGGGATATAACAGATTCAAATGGTACTATACATGCATCAGGATCAGGATACGGAACACAACCTATCTATTCTACTATAGAAGAAACAGTTTGGATACCTAAAGGACCTTTATTTTTTACAATTAAAGATGCATATGGTGATGGACTACAAGGATCTTTGTGGCAAGGTAACGATGGTTCTTATTTTGTAAAACAATGTAACGATACTTTAGTTTTTGGTACAGATCCTGCTTTTGGCAATGATTCAATACATGCTTTT